GTCTTGCAGATATTATGTAGACATTTGTTCCCCTTGAAACTGATGCATCCAACATGTCAATTCCTTTGGATGTAGTCAACACACCATCAAAATCAAATGACACACCACCAGCAAAATTCTGTGAATCTATTTGTTCAAGTTTTCTTGTTGCCCATTCAATTCCAGCATCACCACCCCATGCCAACCACATAAGTCTTCCACAACCATCACCCAATTCTTTTTGTGAATTTTGTCTATGTCTTTCAAATGCAGACATCCTTGCAATTGTGTCTCTACTTATTGGTTCATTATTGGCAAGTTGATTTGCTCTTATCTTCCCAACTGGTGTTCCACATTCACCCCATCCATTGTCTTCTGCCCATCTCAATGCAGTCTTTGCATTCTCACTTGCTTCCTTTGGATAGTCTGTATAGGATTCTTCAGCAAAGTGTTCTTTCCACATTGAATTGCAGATGGCAACTGCTTGTTCTGAATCTTTCCCTTCATTGATTACATACTTGACGCATCTTTCAATGAAGTCCTTTTCATTTTCTCCTTTGGATGGATTTATGAATTCTTCTTTGAATATGCTGAATAATCTCTTTGTTGCTGGTTCATCAACCAATGCTATTGCAGACACTTGTGAATCATCATCCAAGTTTTCTGATATTATCAATTCATAAATAGGTAATGTCATAATGTATATTTTAATTTATTTTACTTGCTCTGTTTAATCTTTCAATTCTTTCTTGACTTCCAGTCACATCCGATTCTACTACGTATGCTCTCGAAGTTGAATTCCCAATTGTATTCACTTGTTCTTGATTTATCATAGTACTTCCCATTGTTGGTGGCAATGGTGGTGCAGATGGGATTGACACATTTGGCATTGAACCACCACTGGCAGAACCACCACCACCAGTATTGGGAATCTTTACTGCAAGAATATTCTTCACACTCTTAATACCAGATGCAATTGCAAGTCCAGCATTGATTGGTCCAATGATTGCACCCAAACCAAATGGAAGTTGTTGTGCAGATTCGTATGCTTTTTGTGCAGATACAATGGTTGATATGGTTGTGGATGCAACTGCCATTGCTTTCCCCAATGCAGTATTTTCACCAAATAATTGTGCTAAACCATTTAGTGAATCAGCAATTGCATTTCCAGCATCAACATTTGCTTGAACCCTTGCCTTTGCCAAATCTTTCTCTGACTTTGCCAATGCAACATTTATTGTTTGTGCCTTGATTGCATACTTCTGTCTTATGTCAGTTGTAGACAATCCCTTTGCTTCAGCATCTGCAATTTCTGCATCTCTTTGGATTGCTAATTGTGCAAGTTGTTCTTCAGTTTCTAATCTTGCAATCTCAATCAATTTCTTTGACTTGTCATAGGCATTGACCAAGTCTGCATCAATCAATTGTTTTTCCAATGCATGTGATGCCACAAGGTTTGCATCCTTTTGGTTTCTGTCATCTGTTTCCCTTTGTTTGATGATGGCATCTCTTTCTGCTTTTGAAGTAGCATCTGCAATGTCCAATTCTTGCTTCTTTGCATTGTATGCAATTTGTGCATCAACCCTTGCTTGTGTTCCTTCAGTTGTTGCATCAATTTCTGCTTGTAGTCTTGCCAATTCTCTCACTCTGTCTTCATCCCTAATTCTCTGAAGTTCTGCATTCTTTGCAAGTTCATCCTTCATCAATTGTGCATTTGAAGTCTGTCTTGCAATTAACAATTGTTCATCACTATCTGCCAATGCTTTATTCATTGCAATTAGTTCTTTATTCAATGCATTTGCATTTGCTTTTTGTTCTGATTGAAGTCCAGTAATTTGTGCCAACACTCCCTTCCTTTCATTTTCTGCTTCAATGACTTTCTTTTGCAGTTCTATTGATGAAGAATTTGCAGATAGTTCTGCCTTTGCTGATGCAATCTTCTGGTTTGCAAGTCCAAGCATTGCAGATTCTTGGTTCTTCAATACCTTTCCCAAGTCTTCATTTGCCTTGATTCTGTCTTGAATAGATAGTGAATCATCATCCCTTATCTGTCTCAACTTTTCTGCTTGTCTGTCATATTCTTCAACCACACCTTGCAATTGTGCTGATGCAATTTCTGCTGTATTTTTCAATGCAATTGTTGCCTTTGCATTATTATACAATGACTTGACACTTATCTTTGATGCACCATCAATCACACCAGTAATTACATCACCAACTTGTGTGACTGCTTCACCAAAATTGTTGACAATATCCTTTCCAGCACCAATTGCCTCATTTGCAGTCTCACCCAATCCTTTCTTTGTTTCTGCAATCTTTTCATTTAACTTCTTGATAGTTTCTGGATTGTCATCCCCAAAGAATGATTGTTCCCATGCCAATTGTGCTTCTTGAATGAATAGTGAAATTCCACCAAATGCCAACTTTATTGGTGTCAATGCTAATGTCAAAAGTCCACTCATTACTTTCCCCAATGCAGAAAAACCATTGGATGACTTTGATACTTTCTCAATAACATTGACAATGATTTCAACCAGTGAATTCATTACAGAATCAATGGTTGCAAATACTGCACCCACTGCATCAGCAACTTTCTGATTCTTCATCAAGGAATCCTTCAAGAATCCAAATGCAGATGTGACTGCACCCACCACACTGAATGCCTTTAATGTATCAAGGAATGTTCCACTTGACTTCTTTGCATCTTTTGTTGCCTTGGCATTTTCATCCACACTTTTGTTCAACTTGTTTTGTTCCTTCTCCAAGTCCTTTTCTGCCTTGGTAAGTTTCTTCAATGCATCAGTTTGTTCTTCACTTCCTTCAGTTGCATTCTCATAGGCAGTCTTCAAGTCATTTATCTGACTGGTAAGATTCTCAACTTCTTTGGATGCTGACTTGGTGTCAACATTCACTTTGATGTTTGTTTCCGTTTGTATTGTTGACATTTAATAAATTTTAATTTCAAAAGATGTGTTCCCCAATGAATCATCTGAAAGTGTATTCCCATTATAAGAATACAAATCTAATCTTGTACTACTTCCATATTGAATAATGTAATAAAATATACCATTTTTTGTTTGTGGACTTCCAATTGTGATAAACATTGTTGATGTAGTCCAAAGTGATATATCTGAATCAATTCTGTATTGACCATCAGTTGACCTTGCAGTTGATAATGTTGCACCAGTTGTATTCTCAAAGATGTCAATTGTTGGTGCAGATGTTCCACCTTGTGAGATGTTTCCCCTTATCACTTTGTTAGACTTTCCAATCCAACCACTTGCATCACTGAATTCAAGTGTAGTTCCATTAGTACCAGACACATCCAACCATACACCATTGAAATCATCAAAGTATTTTATAATCATTTTAATAAGTTGTGTTTATTGCTCGTAATAGTTGTACTTCACAAAGTTCCCCTTCAGTATAGTCAACAATCTTGTATAGTCTGTATAACACCCCATCCACAAATATGAATCTGGTAAAGTCCAAAGTGTTGATGTCTCTTTCAGTCAATTTCATCTTGCATGTAATAAGTCTGGAATCCTTGTCTGTAATTTCAGCAAAGTATGGTGAATAGTATGTGTTGAACAGATTGTTGGACAATAGTCCAGATGCCAATGTGAAATTGATTTCTTTTGGCACTCCAAAGTTCAAATCAGCACCAGCATTGAATGGGTCATCCAGATGTCCACCATAACCATAGGAAGTTTGTGATGATAGAATGGTATAATCACTTGCATAGATATCCCAAGACGTTCTTCCAGTTATCTTCTTTGCTTGAAGGATTCTGATGTTGTGTTCAATCATTTCTTCAGTCTCATTGTTCTTCTTGTATATTGCTGGGAATATCTTGTCATTGTCTGTATATCCAACCAATGGTGTTGCAGAAAATATCACACTTGTGTCACTGGTATCTTTGGCAAATTCCAATTGATTGTCAAATCTATAATCCCCATATCCTTCAACATATTTCTTCCGATATTGCTCATTCAAGTAGTCTGCATCTTGCTTGTATTTGATATCATAATATCTTGCATTGATTTCAGACATTGGTTTGATTTTTATCACTTGACTTCTGTCAAGTTTACCACTCCAGTCTTGATATGTTGTTCTGTCCAGATTGTAAAAGTCAACATAAGGTTCTATGACCAACTTCTTTTCAGTGAATCTGTCTTCAGTCACCATCAAGTTGAACATCTTAAGGATGGATGCAAAGAAGTCCTTCTGCAGTATGTTTTGTGGAAGTGAACCATTCACCAGAAGAAAGTCACCATAATCTGCTGATACTAAAATTGGATTGGCAGTTGATATTGTCACACCACCATTTGTCAAAGTAGTATTAATGACTGCACCATCAGTATCATAGACATTCAACTTAATTGACCATGTATCACCAGTATTGAATGTGATTGGAATGAATGGGAATCTTAATCTGAAGTTGTAAGATGGACCAGTAAAGAATCCACCAAGTGTTGTGGCAAAACCACCAAATCTTCTGTTTTGGTCTTCAAAGAATAGTGAACCATTCTTGAATATCTGCATTGTTGCAAATGCATATCTGTATTGTGTATCTGCATTGTTTGAATTCTGGATAGTAAATGAACCACCAATTGCCACATTGATTTCACCTTGGAATGCTTGTGCTGGTGTGTATGTGAATGTCTGACTTGATACATTGGTGAATAGGTCAGTGAATATATTGCTATGTGTCAAGGTTGCAGTTGGATTCAATAGAATATTTGTTCCAACCAAAGCACTTTCAAATATCAAATCTCTATTGTACTTCAATCTCACTTGATTATTTGGAATGATTAATCTTTTGAAGAAGTTAGTATTGAAGAAGTCTGATTCCCATGTATAACCAGCACCAGTGATTATCTTGTCAATGTATTGTCTGACAAAGAATGCTGGTCTAAATGCAGTGAAGAAGAATGACTTCTTGAAGAAGTTTGTATCAGTTGGTGAAGATGTGTTTCCATAGTCAATCAATGGGTAAAAGTATCCTTCACCAGCATTGGCATTGTTCCAACTATCAACAATATTGGTGACATTGTATGTGTGATTGTATTCACTGAAGTCCAAGTCTGTCAACTTATCTGCACCCAATTTTGAGAAGAATCCACCAAGTTCACCAAACAATGCAACTTCATATTCTGCATTCTTTCCGTCAATGATAATCTGAAGAAGTCTCATTGTTCCCTTAAGTACTGGCATCCCATTGATTTCAATCCTTGCCTTTGCTGACTTACTTGCATTGAAGTTGTATCCAAAGTTTGGTGCAGAATCTATGGTGTAGTTTGAATTGGCAAATTCAAAGATATTCCCAAGTAGTCTATTGTTCCTTGCAGTTCCAGACAAGACAATGGTCTTGGTGAATGATGTTGTCTTGGAATCCAAGTTGGTCAAATCATCTATGGAATAGGTTATCATCTGCGAAAAGTTCGCATTGATATCAAGTTCATTGTCTTCAATAAATATTCTTACCATAGTGTTTATCTTCTGAAATTGTATCTTGTTTGGTTCATTTCAATTTCCACAACCAGTTCCTTCAATCCATCATTCTGGTATTTCATGTATTCATAGTTTGTTGCTTTGATTGTCACTGGATAATAGTTCCCATCAATTTCAGCATAGATTTGTGGGGAATCCATAAGTTCAGATAACCACTCATATTCTGCATCTGTTGGATAGTCCATTGTCAATCTGTATGTCCAGTTTGTTTTGGTGTTGAAATTTATCTTTGATTCTCTGTACACATTGTTTGCATCATAGTAGTCAACTGAAGTATTGTTGTACTTGTATTCATTCTGCTGGAATGACTTCCTATCAATTGACATCATCTTCTTTTGTGCAAGGTTGAATCTGGCAGTATCAAACATCCCATAGTGATTGATGAAGTATAAGTTCATGCAAGTATATCTTGGGTCACAATCAATGTCAACACGAATAACTGATGATTTGGTTGCTTGGTCTTGACTTAACATGTTTACCAAATAGTATGCAGTTTGTGAAGTAATAATATTATAAGAATAATTTGCTGAAGACACTCTATTTATTGCTTCAACACCAATGTCCATTTGATTGTATTTTTTACCTAATGCATAAATTGCAAACCCAAGACCATCAAATGAACCATCAATTTTTCTTGCTGAAACAAATATATTATTCAATGTAGAACCAAATGAAGGAATCAATATCTTATCAGTTGTCTTTGCCTTGATTCTCAATGGTCTGTTTGACATCCAATTGTTTAACTTGTTACCAATACCAACTTGTCTTCTCTTCAGCATTGGTGGTGTGTAGTTGTATGCAGTCACATTCCCACTTGCCATGTTCAATGTTGTCACACCAGAAAAGTCTTCACCCACTCTGATTTGATATGTAAGTTCAACAAGTGTGTCTGATTGTGTCAACCATGATGCTTCTGCATCAACTGAATTCCTTGGAACAAACCAATCAAACACCACTTCATTTCTAATGACATTGGATGCATTAAAGTATCCCCTTCCATTGGATGGTTCTGGGAAGACTTTCACTCTGACCAATTGTGTTCCACTTTTGAAGACATCAAATACATACTTCATGTCTGTCTGTCCACTATTGTTGGACAATGCAATATGCCACAAATCATCTTGTACAGATGTGTATCCACTTGGTGATATTAAACTTGTTATTGACATTTTATCTATTAATTATGTTAACCATTAATTGTAAACCAACCAAGTCACCAATCTCCACTTCAATTCCCTTGAATGACTTCTCCACTGGTTCTGATATGAAGTTCCTTGTTTTGATTCCATACTTCTTAATCATGTACACTGCAGTTGCAGTCTGTCTGTCCAGAAGACTTCCTTTATTTTTCACATTCTTCTTCTCATATCCCTTTGCACCATAGGTCTTGATATCAGTCACTCTGACCTTCTTCTTCCCTTCTGATATCATTCTTCTCACTGATGCAATTCCATCTTCACTCATTCCCTTTGTCTTGAATTGATATGGTGACTTTGGTGCATTCCTTGAAGACTTCCATCCCTTCACACCTTTGTCCACAAACTTTGCATAGTATGCTAAATCAATTAGCAATGATGTTTCTGTATCAGATTCCTTCTTCAGATAGAATTTGATGTTTTGTTCCATGTCACCAGTTGATATCACCTTCTTTGCATTGATACTCTTCAGCAAGTTCCCTTTGAAGACATTTGCCCTTTGCAAAAGTATCTTGTCAATACCTTTGACATCAAGTTTTTCTTGTTCCCCACCAGTTCCTTCCAACCAGTTCAAATTCTTCCCTTGTGATTGTGTTATATTCATTTACTTCTTTTTATTAAGCATACTATCTTCTTGTTGTTTATCCACTTTTCTTTTCATCTTCAAGTAAGACAAGTCATTCAAGAATTGTCTTGTTGGTAGTTCATACACTTCATCCATCTTGCAATTTTCTAATTCAGACACACATTTGATATTGTACATCCACCCGAAGTACTTCTCAAAGTCTCCTTGTAGAATTGAACCATCTGTGGTGTCAGTGAAATCGTTTTGAAATAAGTAGGTGAAGTCTTGATTGACTTCTTGAAAACTTTGCAAAAAAAAACACAAGATTGATATCCTATGGCAAAGTCCAACTTAAGCATATCATTAGCAATTGACTGGTGCATATTAGAATCCACTTTTCTTGGTCTCAATCCCTTCCAAGTCAACTTCATTGGTGATGCCATTGTTGACAATATCAAGTGAACATTCTTGTCAATATCTGCAACAAAGGTTGCAGTCTCAACATATCTTCCAGTGTTCATTGGTGGTTCTGCAATCTTATAGTTCAACTTGTATATCTTTAATCCTATTCTTACATACTTCCTTGGTTTATCCACATTCATACTCTTACTGAAATTGTTGAATGTGTCATTGATTGACTTGCACATCAATGCATACTTCTTCTTTGACATGTTCTTCACTTGTTCTGCATTCTTACCAGTTAGACATTGCACCAATAAAGATGCTTTGTCTTCTTCTTGGAAGTCCATCTGGTTGATATCATAAAGTTCTTGATACTTCTTGATTGTTATCTTCATCATATTATAATGGGAATTTTGTGCAATGTTCAATTTAAATGAAATGATATATTCCAATGTGTGCATTCTTCTGTCTGCATTTGTTTGCTAATGCCAATGCATTTGTGCAGTCATCATGGAATCCTTGTGGTGCATTATATCTCACACCAGTTGGTGTGTACACATATTCAAAGACTTCCAGTTCTTCTCTGATTGCACCATCTGGAAATCCAATTTCCTTCTTCTGGATGGAAGATGCAAGTAGTTCCATTAGTTGTTGTTTGCTGGTGGATGTGTATTTGAACCCTTCCATGTGATTGAAGTGTTTTTGTAGGTCTTCAGTTATGGCATCACCCACACCAGTTGAATCAATCAGCACTGGTCTGCTTCTGTCAATTTGTAGGATAGTTTCCTTGGTCTGTTTCCAGTCCTTCTGGAATCTGTCAAAGAATGCCACATCACCATTGGCATCAAGTCCAATGATGACTGACCAGTCAACTGACTTTGCCAAATCAATTCCATAGAATGCAACTGGATTCTTGGACAAAGGTTTGATGCAGTCCAGTATGTGTTGACTGCCAAATGGATTGGATGCATTCTCCATGGCATTGGCAAGATATTCTTGTTCAAATACTACTGATGGCAATTGTCTTCTTGCATCATCAATCTCTGACTTGTCAATGTAGGGATTGTCATAAGTTGTGTACTTGAATGATGACCAGTCTTTCTCCATGGTGTATCCTTTCAAGTATAGTGAATAAAAGTAGTTCTTTCCCTTTGGTGTGGATAAGAACAATGCTTTTCCCTTATAGTCAGTAAGTGTTGGTCTGATGGAATTCAACCAACCATCTTCCAGATTGGGAATGAAGGATGCTTCATCTATTATGACCAGATGAAATGGTCTTCCCCTTAAGTTGTCCAGTCTTTCTCCAGTGAAGAATTGGACAGAACCATCATTGGGGAATCTCACAATCAGTTCTGACTTGTTGTTCTCAAATGGAAGTATCTTGATAAGTTGGTCAAAGAATGCCTTTGCAAGTTGGTAAGTTGGTGTGATGTATGCCACCCTTCTTCCTTCAATTGCTTCAAATATGATTTCATAGTTGGCAAGTTCTGACTTTCCAAATCTTCTGCCACACATCACTACTCTGAACCTTGACTTGCAGTCATAGATTGATTGTTGGTTCTGGTGCAGTTCTGGTATCTCTATTTGCAAAGTAGTTTGATTAGTAGGATTGGCAATGCACCATAGATGGTGTAAAGTAAATCATTGATATCTGGTGTTCCTTTCTTGGTCACATAGTCAATGACTTCTTTTGCAGTTCCTATGGCAATGACTGGAATCAATGCCAATACTGGTGGCATGAATGATTGTGCAATTAAGTAGATAAGCATTCCAGCAATGAAGTGATATTGTTTGTCTATTGGCATGGTTTGAATGTTTGGTTGTAGTATTTTTCTGCATAGAATGTTTCTGTCATAACTATTTCATCACTATCATATCTGCCCATTTTCCATGCATCAATGATTTCTTGCTTGTGCATCTCCTTTGCTTTGGCATAGATTTCATAAGTTGATAAAATAGGAATACCATCAAATATCCCATATTGTTTATTATGCAGTTTTGTTATTAACCAATCAATGCTTGTCATATCTTATACGTATAATGTAGCAAATAATAAGTTTGCAACTGCACCAATGAAAAACATCATCCATACTTGATTGATGACTGGTTGTTCATCAGAATTGCCAATCTTCTTTGGTCCAACTGCATAACCCTTGAACCCAAATATCAATCCAGAACCAATAAATGATGCCAATAGACACACGAATCCTTGATACCATTGTTGGTGATTTGTGAATATGAATGGATTGATTAATCCAACCAATAATGCCATGCCTAATAATTTCTTTAATACTTCCATTTTGTTTGTTTTAAATTATAGAATAGTCTTTCCCTTTGTAATAATAAATTCAATCTTGCCATCATTGGTGACAGATGTTGTCTCCTTTGGTTTACCATAAACCCTTGTAAGTAAAGTATCCAGTGAATACAATGAACCATTCTTCATGCTCTTAATCATTGCACCAGCAATGGTCTTCTCCAGTATGGTTGTGTCTGGATTCTTGTACACATCATTCAGTTCTTCAACTCTCATTGCCATCAGATTCTGGATGGTGTCATTGATTTCAGATAGTTTGTATCCAGCATCCTTCAAGATGGACACATACTTCCTTGGTCTTCCATTTGGATTCATTGTTTGTCCTTTTGCTGGTCTTGTCAATGAACCACCATGTGGTTGTATTTCTTGCTTTGCCATATCCGATGTATTACCGATGTTTTAACTTCTTTTTTTGGTAAGGTTTGCAATCATCTCATTATGAATAGATTGCAGTATTTCAATGAATTTCTTCTTGTCTCCATATCTCACATGACATGTTCTGCACAATGCCATCAAGTTTTCAATTGTGTCCTTTGTTCCAGTTCCACCCATACCCCTTGCATTGATGTGATGAATGTCAACTGCCTTTGCTTTGCAGACTTCACAAGGTATAAAGTCAGTCACATCATACTTCATTGCATCCATGTAAACTTTTGTGTATGGTCTCATAGTTTACTTTTGAAATGATTGCAGATTGTTTCCATCTGTCCAATGTAGTAAGTATTGAAATCCTTGTATCCTTGATTGTCTTGTTCATAGTTCTTATAAAGGATTGCCCTTAATCTTTGGGAAGGTGACTTCATATCATCATACTCTGTCTTCAGTGAATCAATGGAATCTGTTTCAATCTTGCTGAATGGTTCTGCCTTAAGTCCTATGTAGATGAATTGTTGATTCATCTGGAATACTTCTGCAAACTCATTAGGTGACAATTCTTGTGTTCCAATTGATAGTCTGATGGTTTTGTCTTTCCTTGTTGTCAATCCTTCAAGGATTCCAGCAATCATAATCATAGTTTCTTATTTTATTTTACACACCCAAACAACATTCTTGAATTGTTCTTCCATGTATGGTTTAAGATTGTACTTTGCAACTACATCACTGATGTCAGAATCTTGAATCTCCAACCAGTTCCAAATCTTGTCTTTGTAGTTTTTAAAGAATTCATCTGCATTGCAACAATAATCATGTGCCATAATGATGTCACCATCCTTCAAGTATTCACTTAAGATATTAAATTCATTTATCTTGTTTCCACCATCACACAATACAATGGTTGTTCCTTCTCTTTTGATATAGTCTTTTACATCATTGTCAATCAATGCATCATACTGGTCATTGAATACATTCTTGATGATTACTTCAATGTCATGTCCTTCATTTAGATAATGTTTCTTTTCAACATCATAAGTTCTTAATGTAGTATTCATTGATTGTTCATTCAATAGGTTTCTTATCATCAAAGTAAGTCCACCAGATGCAGTTCCTATCTCAAGTATTTGTGAAGGTTTTGCAGATGCAATCAGATTATAGAATGCAGATTGGATGTCTTCATGTTGTTGAATTGGGATGTCTCTGTAATTGAAGTTGCCTTGTATCATATTATTTTTTTTGTTTTAAAAATATTTCTGTCTTTTATTGAATATCCATTTTCTTCATAGTACTTTGCCCAATATCCCCACTTTTCACTTGCCAATGACAAACCATCATCTTTCATCTTTCTGTATTCTGTTCCATTGCCAACATCATGTCCAATGTGTTCTTGCTTCAGATTTGGTATGTAGTAGTTGATATATCCAGAATTGTTCAATCTCAATGCATAGTCTGCATCTTGCATTCCGTATGGGTCATGGTCTTCATTCATGTATCCAATGTCTTCAATCACTTTCATGGGAATAAGTACATTGGCAAATGCAGTGTATGTTGGATGTATCATCAGTCCATGACTTTCAATCTGATGTCCTAATGATTCTACACAATGGATGCCACACATACCAGTATTGGGAATTGTCATTGCATAGTGAACCATGTGTCTCAACCAGTTATCTGGAAGTTGTATGTCATTAGCACCATAAACAATGGCATCATATCCATTCTTCTTTGCAAAGTCAAAACCATCATTGGTTGCAGTTGCAATCCCAAACTTGTCAATAGTTATCAAGTCAAATGGATATCCAGCATCAGCAATTGACTTCAATGATTGTTTGGTGAAGTCATGTCTTAAGTAGTCCAAGAAAATTACAAGTACTTTCATTTCATTTTTTCATTATAGTATTGATAAACTTGTTGTAACATCTCAACCACACATGCAGAACAACTTGAATTGTAGTGATAGTGTGGATGTTCAGTTCTGTATGCAGTCACAATTTCATCCTTGATATGTGGATGCAGATTGACTACTTCTCCAGTTTGCACAAACAAATCATAAATATGTTTGTGACTGGATAAGACTTGCAAATGTGGTTCTACGTTCTTTGTTGATTTCATGTAAGTTGTATTTTTCTTTTGCCCATTCATTAAGTCTTTGACCATAGTCTTCCCTTGCATTCTTATTGTTAATTAAGAAGTTCATGTGTTTGAACCAGTCTGTCTGGTTCTTTGCCCATAGTACTGGTGCATCTATGTCTTTGATGTATGGTTCAACTGCTGACACAATACATGGAATTGACTTTACTGATGCTTCCAGAATCTTCAAATTTGACTTACATGCTGACCAGTTATTCTGTACTAATGGAATTAGCATGATGTCTGCATGTTCATAAAGTTGCATGTACTTATCTGGTGTTGTTCCTTTGATGATGGTATAAGGAAGTTGTCTTGCTGATGTAAAGTGACCAACCATTCTTTCCCACACATATCTTGAACCATTTGTTGAATCATCATATCCACCCACAACCATCTTGATTTTGTCAGCATGTCCAGACAATCTTCTTATTGGATTCTTTAGCAGTTCCAAGTCATGCTCATGTGTAATTCCACCACACCAGAACAATCTTATCTTTTCATCTTCCACTTTGTCATCCACAAACTGATGCCCACCAAATGGAATGGCATTTGGAAAGATATGTACATTGTGGTTGAATGGTCTTATCTCTTCTGCAAGTCTTTCATTTGTACATGTCACCATATCTGCCATCCTTATGTTGTTCTCAATTCTTGGTCTCCATTGTTCATATCCATCATACAATAGATGGTTTCTTGGAAGTTTCCAGTCATCATCCATGTCAAGAATAATCTTGCAGTTCATCTGGTCTTTTACCATTTCAAGGTTGTCATCAAATGGGGATAAACGATTGTAGAAAACAACATCCCATCCTTGTGCAATCACTTCTTCAGTTGGCATGTTGGTCACAAGTCCTTTGACATCAGACATGAATCCCAATGGAAGCACAACCCTATGAAAACC